TATCACCAGCAGGAACATTTTGGTCTAAATGAGTTTTAGATAAGAATCCAAAGATTGAAAGAGAAGTCATTAACATTAGAACTACCAATGCCATTGACATATAACCTTTAATCATAAATGAGATAGAAGACCAATATCCAAATCCCATCTTATGTCGTATCCAATTGAACTTGTTATTTATGTTAAGAATTAAGTCATAACCCTTATCACCAACATAACCTAACCAAGGTGCTAATGTAGATATCCCATCAAATATATCACCGTGAATGACTAGGTATCTTTTACCGTCTACACCAATATGTTCAATTTGATTGACAATTTCTATATCACCAAACCCAATACCATAAGGCATAAGAGGTCTTAGAAATTCATCGTGATTACCAGCAACATAGATTACTTTTGTTTTTCTTTTTGATAATTTAAGTATCTTCTGAACAACATTAGAATGTGTTTGATTCCACATCCATTTATTTTGTTGTATACGCCACCCATCAATTATATCACCAACCAGATAAAGTGTTTCACATTTATTATGTTTAAGGAAATTGTGAAGTTCTGATGCTTTACAATCTCTAGTTCCAAGATGAACATCTGATATAAAGATGGATTTATAATTGGATTTCATTAGAATTGTGTTAGAGCAGTTTCAACGATTACTGCAACAGCCAGAACAACTGAAAGTACCAGTGAGACTGAAAGGATTAATGCTAACCTCATTGCATATCCTCGATAACTCTAATAACAATAACAAAAAGGGCAACTGAAGCCACCCATACAACTACTCTTAATATAAACAGATTTAATTTTTTCATACGTTAATCTATATAAGTTATTGTTGGAACATATTCCAACTGTCTTTTATGGTTGACTATTGCTTGTTTGGCATCTTCCATACTATCGTACCAAACAAACCAGTCTGTATCTGAAATATCTTTCCAATTGTTAAATCTATGCATATCTATATATTCTGCTCTAAATTTTTCACCAGTTACAGCCATAGCACTAATTACTCTATAATTTATCATATTCATGTGTGCCACATAATAGTTTTGTAGATAAAGTCGTATACAGGATAGAACCAAAATCCTGCCACCATAAACCACATATTAGATACACCATATTTTTCTAATGTGTATCCCAAGATACACCATAAGGTTATACCAACAAGACAAGTTATCAACATCAATATTGTAAATTTCATATCAGCTCCAATGTGAAGAATAATATTTCCCAAATAGTCTAAATCCATTTTGAATTCTTGCTTCGTATGCATTGATTCCATCCCAGTCATATTTTTGAGTATGATTGGGACCATGTTTCATCTCCATACAAGTATCACCCTCATACATTTCATCTGAATCTACCCAAATGACATCAGATACACCAGACTTGAACTGATCCATCCAATCATTTTCGATTTTAGATTCAAATGCAAATATTTCTTCTTGTAATATCCAGTCCCAGCGTTTGAAGAAGTTATCATCAGTATCCCATTCATTCTCACATCTTGGTGCATTCATTGATTTAAGATAATCTGGAACGTCTTCATCGGATACACAAGGAGAACCGTGTTTAGATTTCTGTAATTCCTTTAGCATCGGGAGAATGATTGGAGCAAGTGTATGATCCATACTCCATGTATCCCAACGATCTATCTTTACATATTCAATTCTAGGATGAACTGTATCCAGGAACTTCTGATTCCATTCACATAAAGTTTGCAACCATTTTGGTGGCTCTTTCTTGTAGACATCATAGTCCTTTCTCCAATAGAAAAACTTCTCTAGGATTATGTAGGGAGACAGCCAATGATTCCGGTAGTTTCCGATTACTATTTTCATTCTTTTTCTCCTTTCAATATTTTTCTACTTGTTTCAAATGCATTCCATCTTTCGATGGCTCTACAGTTCGCCAAGGCAATTAGAATTGAGGGAGATTTTTCATTATATAAAACTAAGAAATATGCATCTAATGCCCATCTGTAACGTCTTCCTAAATTAGCGACTATGTTTCTTTCTACTGAACCTTTCATTTTTCTACTCCAAAATGTTTCTTAATAGCATCATAGTATTGGTCATTAGTGTTTTCGTAGACTCTAAGTAATGCTGCTGAACCATATTGCGATTTTGCCCCAACACCTGCAGCATCCATTGCATCAAAAGGATAAAGGTCACTGCTTAATGACAAACATTCCCGAACAATCAATTCAGCAAACTTTTCCAATTCATACGAGTATGAGTTGCCATTACGATCTTGGTGACCATTTTCAAAGCCAGCCTGTTCTGCAAGTTCTCTAATTTTATCATTCATTCTTCTACTCCAAATTCTTGTTTCATAGCACTGCAACAATCAGCAACAGCAGCATATAAAATACCTTCTTCCTGTGCTGCAAAACATTTTCTCATATATTCATCAAGTAAATCTTCTTCACATACACGAACACATTCCTTTACAATCAACTCGGTAAACTTTTCCAATTCTGTTAAATCTAATTTGATAAGGAGTGAACCATCGTATGGTCTAGTAATAGTTCGTCCAGAAGATTTAGACAATATTTCCAAGAATTTATCGTTCATTCTTCACCCACTTATTTCCCAAAATTAAAAACTGCATCTTTCTCCAAAACCAGTTAGGTTCTTGACCTTTTCTTGGCACAAAAACCATACCTTGACTAGATTTACTACCGAACAAATAACACTTCCATTCAGAAGGTTCAGGAAGGGATAATGAATAGGATTTAAGGATCATAATTTATCTACCTGTAGCAAAGGTAACATTCTAACACAAAGGTTCACAACTTCATCATATTCTATTCCATCTTCCATTGCTATCTCAACCAATTTTCTAATCTTACCGAGGTGAATAGATTCTTCGTCCAATTCTATAGCTAAGTAATTCATCAAATAATCTTCAAGGTCAAGTCTGAATTCTTCAGTAACAAAATCATTTATCTGATGCCATTCTACTATGGCAGCCTCATAATTGTCTTTATTGTAGTGTAAACTATGTGGGAATTCTGGAACTTCGTATTTGGTAAAATCTAATGGTTCAATCATATCACACACTCACTTTATTAAAAAGTTCATTCCAAATTATCTTTTGCTCAAGATACTTATCAAAAGATAAGGCAGGGATACCATTAGCACGACATTCAAAACTTGATTCTTCCCAACCCTCATAGAACGAATTAATTTGTTCATCAGAAGAAAGGTTGATATCAAGTTGTGCCATTAGACGTTTTTGAGTAGAAGTAAATGTTTTCATAATTCATATCCAGTTACAAATCTATCAACAGTAAAATAATGAGTTCCATCAAATGAAACAAGATATCTTGGAATATCAGTTTTTACATCATCAACTGTCCAGCTATAATCTCTACGTTCAGCAAACTTTACAACACCAGTATGAGATACTACTGGAACTACATTAAAATTAAGTGTAACAGTTAAACCAACTACATAATTAACATCTTTTTTCATCATTTCAAGTATATACATAACAACCTCATAATTTAATTTATGAGTCTATTATATCATAGTTTTAGGAAATGTAAACGTTTTATTTCACTTTATTTGAATATTTTTCATATTTATCTTTACTTGATTTCTTTATATCAATAAACATATCTGGATTGCTTATCCGTAAATCATCAAATACAATTTTACAAACTTCTTGCCATTCAATATCTTCATCTGGGTGAAATGGTATACAATCGTGATATTTTATCGACAATTCAATATATCGCTTATTTGCTTCTTCTAAGGTCATAGTATCTATTCATTTCTTATTTGTCTCTATGTTAACTCTTTGGAAAGTAGTCCATAGATTTACTAATGCGTATCTTGGACTAATAAATCCAACTATTATTATTGCAATACCAAATACTACTATAAAGATTCGTTCTAAGAAAAACTTAATAATCATATTCATAATTTGCACCTTCAATCCTAAGATTAACGACTTCAACAAAATCCTTTAATCTTGCTATATGATAACTGGTGCTATTGGAATCTATTTTCAAAGAGATTTGTTTTAGTAAATCAGTATAAACTTTCTTTTCTTCAGTTGTCATTTCATGCATAATAGTAATCAAACTCCTCTATTGTTTGCCTCCAAGATGTATGGAGTATTGCTTTACCTCCCTTAGCTCGCCATTGATCTACGTTAGAAAGTGTATCATCAATCAATAGTCTATAAGGTCTAGCATAAGTTTGCTTTAATATCTTTCCAGGTACATATATAGCAGGATATTTAATATCATAATCTTTTAACCATTGTTCTTTTTGACTTGATATAGTTTGCTTAAGTTCAATTCTAGCAGTTGATGTTAGTAACTTTATATCATAATCAAACTCAATACTAGTTAAAAACTGCAAACCTTCTTCCAGATCAGGCATAGGATCAAGAATAGCAAATTGTAGTTCATCAACCATAGTAGCAAATCTTCCTTTATATGCACTCTTCTCTTTATTTTTAGATGGATAATCTAGTTCAGGTTCTTCCTTGAACCGTTCTATAAATCTCTTCTTAAAATCTGCAAGTACACCATCCATATCTACATATATGGCTTTAATCATAATTTATACCGATCCTTCATAGAAAATACCAATGGAACTTTTATTAACTCAGATTCAATCTTTTTTTTTCAAGTTTAAACTTCGCATAAGCCCAGGTTAATGGCAATATTATTAAATAATAAATTGCCGATATTGAAAGTGTAATTAGTATATAAACCGCAGCAACTTTATCAAATGGCTTTGGTAAAAACACAAATGAAAAACATATAACTAAATGGAAAAACAATGCTATATAAAAATAATTAATATTCTTAAATATCCACTTTAAAAACTCTACTTTATCTTGCATTATATCTCCTAACACGTACCAGTTAAATATATTCTTCTATATACAATATAGTTATTAGCAACTATCACAAATACAATAGTCATTATACACGAAATAACTAATTCACCCGTTATAATTAAAATAAACAATGAACTAACTATTAAAAACATCAAAATAAAATCCATAGTATAAACTATAAAAGTCTTCATTCTACCTCTTCTTCTGTAT